CCTCCAGCTGTTGACTTGGACAATCCAACGGTTGAATACTTCAACGTTGAATTCTGGAAAGAGTCGCTGAAACTCAGCGTCCATCCATCCGTCAGCATTGCTGTTAGGGTATTGGACTGACTGTTCAAACTTAGACCACCAAGGCGCGACTCCAAGCTCTCGTCTGGGTCGGGTGGCGGTATCGAGCTCCACAGCTCGCTTGCACAGTTTTCCAATAACTGGGGTGTTTCCGTCGGTTGCGACATAACCTCTTGCTTTCTCAACCAATTTCTCTTCAGGTCGGACATTGTCCGGGAGGCGAACAGTAGTGTGGAATTTTGACAATTGTCTCTTGACATCACACATAGAGTCAAGACGTCCATTCCACACTTCTTGTGAATAATAGCGAGCCAGGAATGTGACTCCTGGCTGCCCGTATTCAACAACAGAGGCCTCAAGGATGAGTCCGAGCCGTTCTGAAGCCCACAGATGTGACTCGATGGGTAGGTCAGCTTGCAAGCCATCGTCACCAAGGTATATTCCCAACGCTCTGAAAGCTTCTTCTGGACTGTAGAAGGTTCCATTGCATTTCTTTGTGTGACGGTAAGCAAGGTAGCTACAAAAGGCATTGCGCAAAGTTTGTGATACACTTGTAGCAGAACATCCGCTTCCGTGTGAGCTCTCTTGTTCAAAACTGGTTCCATTTGGTAAAATTCCTCGATTGTCACAGTTTCTGTTGAGTAATTCGTTCATGCACGCTCGATGATATCCGAAGGCCCTCATGAATATCATCCGGTCTACACTACGTAGTCGGTACTTGACGGTGCCATCCATCCTATGCATATCCGACGTGTTGACGAATTTGTGAGCGTTCTCACAAATTCCTGCAACAATATTGGATATAGCCAGAGGCGTCTTACCAGGGCCGTACCACGAAAACTGTTTGAGGTGTTCAGACAAAGCCAAAGCAAACTGTGCCATGGTCAGCTTATCAACATCATTATATGTGCTAATATTACGCGGATCCTTGACATCGCCATAGGCTTCTGCTTTCAGAAAACACTTCAAAACTCTCTTTAAGAAAGGTCCGGCAACCATAGCCTTCTTTAGAGACAGTCTTTGGGCAGAGCGTGTTTGTTTTTCAACAACATGTTCTACATCAACAGGGAACAAGATTGAGCCCCGCACAACCAATTCCGTGAACTCCAGCATACACTGGTCCACAAATGGATTTGGCCTGGGTTCAGGCCCTTTCAAGTTATTGATTCGGCCCCTCACACATGCTTCCTCGCCAGCCTTATTAGGTACCGGTGCGAATGCACCATGCACCAAGGGTGACATGAAAGCTTGGAGTTTGGCCTTGTCTTCGGCAATAAAGTCTCTCACAGCGTAATTGTAGGCTCGGACGCCCTGTTCAACCGGAAAAACGGTTAACTCAGAATGATGCGTCACGCTCCTATAATACTGCATGAGCACGGCTGCTGCGGCTTTGTTGGCGGCACCCTCATCTCCTACTGACGGTCCAATCCATCCAGCAACGGTTGGCAACACAATAGGCGTTGCTCCGTTGCGTGCTACGATGGATATCGATTCATCAATACGGGCGGGCACATCAGCCGACAAATGTTGTCCGCAGATAGCAGTGGTCATGTAGGTCTCATCACGACGATGGACCCTAAAACGAGTGAAAGCCAATCCGTTGCCTCGGACCACGGGATTGAATCTTCTCAAAAGGGGGGTTTCCAACAAAAGTATAGCAAGGAATGCACCTAGCATATTGAACGTTCTCAAAGGAGAGAGGAGTATTAATTGCCGGCTGAATCCGACTTGCTTTCTCTCAATGGAGTACACCGTGGCACCAGTGATAACTCCACATGTCCTCTTAAGTACCAAAACAGAATCGTGACCATAGTCCCAGAGTGGATGGATATAATTCCCTCCACCGGCAACAATAGTACGAAGTCGACCATCTTCCTCGAAATAAAACGACGTATCGTCAATTCCGGTTCCAGTGGCAGACTCAGGCACGACCGTATACAAGAGTACATTCTTGTCAACTTTCGATAGAAACGCAGGCATGTCTTTGTAATAATCAACGTCACATAGATACATGATATCATCAGGTGACTCACGATCATTGACGTTGGATGCATTGACATCCTTTGCCCAATACCACTGTCTTTCTCCTCGAATTCCTTTTCGCTGGTCAGAACGAGACTGGGAACAGGAATAAAGAGTCCCGCCGCAATTGGCTGCGAATACCCTCGCAAAAGCCGTTGCGGCCGTCCGCATTGCTGCGGCAGTGGCGTGCGTGTGTCCCTCCACGGGTTTGGGCGGACACAACTCGGTTGTGGTGAATTGATCTCGCGAAACATCCGACTCAATGCGGGCTTTCGTAGAACACTTCTCCAACAAAAATGACAACGAGCGACGTATGTCATCTTTCCTCCAATAGAATACTGCGACTGAACAACTTACAGCCGCTACGCGTAAAACAATCTTGCGGTTCATTTGGGTGGGTCAGGAGATAAAGCTGACCGGTGCTTTTATA